AGCGGCAGAAGGAGCATTTCAACAGCAGAATAAATCTGTAGCCGCTATGGCAAATAAGATTAAAAACTATGGTGCTGTAATGCTTACATCTGTAGGTGAGAAAGCATTACCTGTTATTACAGATGCTTTATCTAAAGTAATGGATGCAATGCCGGCATTTGAAAGGTCTATGGGACAGGTTTTTGATGCGGTAGGTCCTATAATGATATCACTTGGTGAAATCTTTTCCGGTTCTGTAAATGGAATGGGTTTATCATTTGAAAGTGTAACACCTATAATAGTTGATGCTATAAATGGTATTGGAAGCGTGATTACAGCTGTTGCACCTGTAGCAAGTGCGATAATACAAGGCCTTGGAAGCTATATAGCTGAAATTTTCCCGGGAATAGCCTCAATAATATCTGTTGTAGGTGAGAAAATAGGTGCAGCGTTTACAATGCTTGGAAGTCATTCTCAATTGTTCCAAGGAATTATAGAGACTATGGGACCTATAGTAAGTGGAGTTCTAAGTACAATGGGGACAGTGATAGGTGGAGCATTTGACTTGATAATTGCAGCAGTAGATCTTTGCTTATCTGCATTTGAAAAAGCATTTCCGGCGATAGAAGCAGTGGTTAAAACTACATGGAGCGTTATAGAACCTATTGTAAACGGAATAGGAAAAGGTATCAGTGCAGTTGCAGGAGCTGTTAAAAATGTTTCTGGTTTTATATCAGGTGGTAGCAAAGGTAGTGTCGGAGCAAATGCAACAGGAACAAGTTATTGGCGAGGCGGCTATACTACTGTAGGTGAACACGGTCCTGAACTTATAAATCTGCCGGCAGGTAGCAAGGTTCATTCAAATTCAGATACACAAAAAATCATTGGCGGTAAAGCTGTAAATATCAATATAGGTTCAATGGTTATAAGAGAAGAAGCAGATATTGATAAGGTTACAACTGAACTTGTTAAAAAGATGAAACAGGTGGATAGATGAAAAAGACAAGGAGTATCCTAATAAAAGAGGTTGCTACAGGAAGCAGTATTGAACTTGGCATTAATCCTGAAAGCATTACCGTAAGCGAAAGTAGAGACAATATTAAAGAGAACATAGATGCAATAGGGGATGTATACTTTCCGGGAAAGAGAGGATTAAAGTCTGTCAGTATATCCACATTCTTACCGGGAAGTAAGTCTAAATTCAGAAGGCGTGGCTCTTTACAGACCGAACTTGAACTGATAAACAGGTGGATTAGTGAAGATGTGATTTTAAGAGTTGTAATATCAAAACCTACAATTAACTTTAAAGCCATTTTAGACAGTAAAAGCATTACTGTAAAAGAGGGAGACCTTGATGTATACATTGATTTAAAGCTGACAGAAGTTAAGGATATTGAAATTCCAACTGTCGAAAGTGTCAGTATTTTGAAAAAAGCTGAAGACACCGCCGCCGGCAGTACGGATGTGACTTTGTCTGATAGAGGGGCTGAAAATGCCCCGAAAGCAGGCAATGTTGAGATAGTAAACTCTAAGACTACATTATGGGGACTTGCAAAGAAATACTATGGAAACGGCGAGGAATGGAAAAAGATTTCTGAAGCCAACGGAGGAATAGATCCGAAAAAACTTAGAGAGGGGATGCAGATACTTATACCATGAGAATTATTGCAAATGATAAAGACATAACTAATCTTTGTGTAAATGCGACGTGGAGTGGTGACATTGATGAGCGATCAAGAAGTTTAAACTTTACATACTTATATAATCTGAAAATATCAATGCCTTTAGTTAAGGTTGAGATAGGCAACAGTATCAATCTTTTTGATGATAAAAGCAGGCTTTTATATGTTGGAGTAGTTACAGAAGTTGCATCTTCTTTAAGCGGAAGTGATGTATCGGTAACTTCAAGAGATGTTCTGTGGTATCTTGGGAAAAATAAACTTGCAGGTGTGTATACAGGAAGTGCTGAGGCGATAACAAGGAAAATACTTGATGAGTTCGGCATTCCTGTAGGGAACCTTGAAAGTATAGCTGTAGATAAAACTGTGATAAGTACAGGAGATAAAACCATATATAAGGCTATATCTGAAGCTTATGGAGAAGACTACTATATAGTTGCCGTAGGTGAAAAAGTGGAAGTTAGAAAAAAAGGCAGTGAAGTAGTTGCTGTACTATCCGGTAAAGCTAACCTTATAGACGCAAGCTACAAAAAGAGCATGGAAGATATGGTAAACCGTGTTATTGTGCTTAATGATGATAATGGAAAAGTATTTGAAACATCCGCTGAAGAGAATCTGAAATATGGAATCTTACAGGAAGTGATAAAAGCGGAAAAGGATAAGGATGTTGCAATCAGTGCAAAAGAAAAGCTTGTAGGGATTAAGGACGCATCTAATATTACTGCCATTGGAAACTTTGATGTACTATCCGGTAAGGCGGTAATTATTCAGGATACTTCAAACGGCTTTACAGGCAAGTTCCTTGTAACCGGAGACAGTCACAGTATAGGTGGAGGAGAGCATACTATGAGCTTAACAGTGGAGGTACTAAATGAGTAATCCTTATACTGAACTTAGTAAGATAATGGAGCAAAGAGGAGCAGCCCTAAACGGTTACAACTTGGAAGTGGCAAAAGTGATAAGTGTAAATCCGCTTACTATAAGAGTAGGTGAAGTTGATATAAGTGTAAACTTAAATATTAATCCGGCAATGATACTGAACTTAAATTTGGATAACATCACTACAGAAGAAGTCGGATTAAAAGAGGCATTAAAAGGCATTTTAAGTGCCATTCAAATAAAGCCGGGTAATTTAGTAGCTGTGCAAAGAGTAGGAGATAGTTTTTATATTTTAAGTAAGGTGGTAGGAGCATGAATCTTTTTCCGGAGCTTTCGGTTGCAAATCTGTCGGATGAAAAAAGACTTCCCATGTACAGGGAGTGGGCATTTGATTTTGAAAAAGAAGAACTGAAAACAAAGCATGGCAAATATTATTTAGTGGAAGGTAACGAGGCTTTAAAGATATGGATATATAAGGCTTTAAAGACTGAAAGATATATATTTGTTGCATATACTAAAAATTACGGCAGTGAAGTATCTACTTTAATAGGTATAGTAGAAGATGAGGATATTCTTTTTAGTGAGATATCAAGGTATATAGAAGAATCACTTTTAGTAAACCCATATATTGTAAGCGTGGGAGATTTCAGCTTTTCACATCCAAAAGGTGGGGAAATAAATGTTAAATTTAGCGTAAGCACAGTATATGGAGACATGGAAGAAGAGATGAGGGTACCAAATGAATAACAGCTATAGTGCAATCTTATATAGGTTAAAAGAAAAGATACAAAATCCGGCTTCAAAGATTGAAGGGAGTTTCACATATGATAATCTATCTTCAGTAGCAAATGAATTAGCAAAATTTTATAGTTATGAAGTAGGAACCTTACTTGACAGAATACATGTAGATACTGCAACAGGAGAAGATCTTGATAGGCTGGGGAAATTTGAACATAATATTCAAAGAATAGAAGCTACATATGAGGAAGCAACATTTAAAGTGTATGGAGATGTTGGAAGAGCTGTAACTGATGGAATAGGAATAAAGTCTGAAGATACTGAAGTTCTTTTTTATATAAAAGGTGATTATATAATCGGTACTTCAGGAGTTGTAACAGTTACAGCTATTGCGGCAGGAAAGGGCAGTGGATATAGATTATATCCGGGTGCAAAACTGAAATTCTTAGAAAAGTATACCGGTCTTACAAAAGTAGAGATAGACGCAATATCATCAGGTGGATATGACAGGGAAAGTGATGAAAATTATAGAAAGAGGATACATGAGGCTGAAGCAAATGTAGTTGGATATGGGAATATAGCATGGTATAAGATGACAGCTAAGAGTATAGCGGGAGTTGATAAAGTGAAGGTAATAGACCTTGCCAGAGGACCGGGTACAGTGGATGTACTTATTGTGGCAAAAGGAAATGAGGCGGCAAATGAAGCACTTATAAAGAAAGTCAAAGACGTTATAGAAAGTCAAAGATTAGCTGGAGCAAATGTACTTGTAAAAGCTGCAAATACATATCCTATAGATATCAATGCAACAATAAGGATAAAAGCAGGAGCTAATATAGAAGATATTAAAAAGGCTTTTAACAGGGCTTTAAACACATATTTTTCAGAGCTTGATTTTGATACATCTCTAAAACAGAGGGTATCCTATGCAAAGATTTTAGGACTGCTTCTTAATATCTCCAATGTAACTGATGTGGATAACATGATAATTAATAAAAGGACGGAATCTATTGATATAGAGCCCGGAAGTTTTCCGATAATTTCAGGAATAAACGTAGGTGTATCGGTATGATAAGAGATAATTTACCAAACTTTGTTTATGATATAAAGCAGATGAAAGAGCTTATAGATGCTGAAGAAAGTGAACTGGAATATCTTTATAAATTCTTTGAAGAGTTCAGCAATGAGTTTAATATTTTCAGCTGCATAGATACTATTAAACGATTTGAAAAAGATTATGCCATAGAGCCAAATGAAGAGCTGTCTATAGAACAGAGAAGATTAAGGATACTTATAAAGAAGTATCAAAAGCTACTACCTACAGTTGTAAACCTTGAGGACATGATAAAGAGACTTTTAAGTGCAGATGCTGTAAAGATAAGAGAGGTGGGCTGTAAATTTGATATATACGTTGGCAGTGCAGCACTTCTTGAAAATATGGATATGGCAAAGAAGTTCTTTAAAGAAGTAAGACCGGCACACTTTGATTATAAGTTCATAAATTCAGTACCTAGAGATTACGTAGTTACGACTTATATTGGAGTTAATGAATTTATACATAAGAAGATGAAGTTTGAGGTGATAAGATGAAGTTCTATTTAACAGAAACAGGCAGTAAGAAACTATCTGAAATAGTTGCAGGAAGTGTAATGACAATTACAAAAGCTGTAGCTTCAGATATAGTAAGCACTGAGCCTAAAAAGCTTGCAGAGATACCCGGGAAAAAACAAAACATTCAGATAAATAGTGTAAACATAGATAACGGCATTGCTGTATTGAAATTAACTCTTTCAAATTTGGAAGTTAATCAGGAATATCAACTGAAACAGATAGGAATTTATGCAAGTTTCGGTACTGAAGAAATACTTTTTATAGTGGGACAAGACAAGGCAGGTGAAAGGGTACCGGCTATATCAGATAGAGAAATTGAGTACGATTATCAAATAAGTTTTGCTTTTGATACAGCATCTGAAATAAAAATTTCAGTGTCAGCAAATGACTTTATCAAAAAAGTTGATGCATTAAATTTGTTAAATTCAAAAGTTGATAAAGCAGACTTTGAAAGCAGAATCAGTGAAATAAAAAGACATATTGTTATAAACTTACAGGAAGATAAGTGGACCGGAAGTGGGCCTTGGACTCAACGCATTAATATTGATTGGGTGAAGTCAGCAGACAGACCTGAAGTGAGCCATTATCTATTAGATAGTGTTACAGATGCATCAACTATTAAAGGTGCATGGAAAGCATATAGCTGTATAGATAGAGTAGATACTTATGATGGATATGCAATTGTAAGCTGTTTTAGAAAAAAGCCAATACAAGGAATTTTTATTATAGTAAGAGGAGGCTGATATGGCACAAGCAATTTTAAAAAGTGGTGGAGCTGGAGGAGTTACATCATCTGATGTAACAGCATCTAAACAGCAGGTGTTAAAGGGTTATAAAACCGTCACTAATGATAGTGATGATGAGATAGTCGAAGGTACATTCCCGGTAACATCTGACACTGATGCGAGACTGGAGCTTTGGTATTACAACGATCATGGTGCAGATTGCTATGTCACCAGGATACCTGAAGGAGCTTATATAAGATATTATAATGCAGACGGTACACAAAGCTGGGAGCCTTGGATAAGGATATCAAGGCGACTAATTAAAAATGCAATTAACTATCATCCGGAGTTGACCATAGACACAGTAACTACATGTGGAGAAAGAGGGCAGATACCTGATCGAGGAGACGGAGCAGTAGTAAGCTACCACCAGGGCAGAGAAGATTGGGCAGGCAGAATATGGGTATTATTCAAGAATGGGTGGTATCATAGGAATCCATATGATGATGGTCAAGGACATATACATGAAGCTTTCGTGTATGTGACCTATGAGCAACTCAAAAATTTGTTTGGCATAGATGCTAATAAGATGCTTCAAGGCTACAGTATAGCTGGCGTTCAAGGTAATATAGTCCCTAGACCAAATGAAAATATGACTACTGAAATTGTAGATATAGGATGGACTAATCCTAAAAAGATTGGGCTTAGATTTCTGCCAGGCTACTATCCTCAAGCAGGTCAGTATCAGCCGATTGTAGAAGTGAATTATGGTGATTTGGCATCAAGACTCGGTGTTAGAGCCGATAAGATGCTAAATGACACAAATATTCTTGGGGTTCAAGGACAGATTAAAATAATCAACACTCAAGATAGTAATTATAGAATAAATAAGTCTGCGGCTTTTGGAATTGATGGTTGGTCAGATGTACATAATCCGGTGTTTTGGATAGATTTTCCACATGGTAATGGTTTTTATTGTCGTAACGATAATCATCCACATGTATGTATAGACGCTGTTAATTTAGGCACGGCAGGTGCAGATTCGGTATTAAGTGGACAAACTGCAACTTCAGTGCAAGGTGTTAAGTTCCAAGGTACTATCGAAAGATGGATATGTACGACAGGCGATGTTATAAGTGCTGTGAATGGTGAGGGATTCGCATGGGATGATATCTATGCCGGAAGAGGCCGAGGTATCGTTATGAAGATTCCTAACAAACGCTTTATACAAGATGCCAATTATGCTTTCTTGGCAAGCCCTAATTTACAACCTTGGAACATCAGGCAAAATGTTAACATCAATGGTGTGGTCGGTACTATGGTTGACTATGGAGCAGGTGGAGTCCCTTTTAACGGAGCCACCTTTGATAATAGACTTATTTCAGGGGTGGCGAATAAAGGATTTATTCTAAATAGTATCGGAAGGTATTTAAATTTAAAAAGTGGAATGGGTGGATATGTAGGAATACAAGATGGTGGACTGAAACTTTATAATGGATATGGTGGTAATACACACCTCAAATCAGCACCCGATGTGGGCTTCGTATTTTCGAGGTCAATAAATTTAACACCTTTCAGATATATAAAAGTTGGATTCAAATTTATAGAATTTAGAGGAGATGGTACGACTGCACAGCCTGCAAGAATCGAACTTGAAGTTGGTGCTACACCAATTAGTAGTGCGGGTGGAGAAACATACCATGTTGAGAGCGATACTGTGGTGAAAGATATAGGAATAAGGTCAAAGTTTACTAATTATGTAGTGACATCAACTAGAGTGAATGTAGGTAATATAAGCGACCAGTCACAGCAGTATATGACGTTTGATGTGTCATCAAGTCAAGGTCATCACTTTATATATTTTATGCTAGGAAACATTATACATGAGTATAGCAAAGGTAGTGTGTATGCAGCTGTAGTAATCAACCATATAGAATTTATAAATTAAGGAGATAACATGGACAAGTTGATTTTAAAAGATAAGACAGAGATAGAACTTAACAATCACTATGGTGAAACATATGTGATAAAAATTAATAGCTATTCAGATTTGGATAATTTGAAAGACAAACTTACAGACATAAATACAAATATAATGATGCTACAAAGTGAAGGAAGTGAGGAAGCAATTACAGGATTAAGACTACAGGGAATTAATACACATCTTGTTAGAGATGAAAGTGGAAATATCACTCAAATACTTGCATTATTGATGTTTAAAGCACTTGATAGGATAGAGCAATTGGAAGAAAAAGTAAATGGGCGACTTGATACTATATCAAATTTGATTGCGGAATTAGCTGGTTCGGAGGAATAATTAGATGAGTAATAAAAGATTTAAAGTATTTGTAAAATTCTATGCATCAAGGATAAAATACAGACTTATGAAACTTGAAGATGTTCCGGAAAAGTATAGAGAAGCAGTTAAGGAGTTTATGAAAACAGATGAATACATTTTAATGTAGGTTTAAAACATTTAAAAGAGAGTTTAAAAGGAACTTTAAATCCTGTTAAACTCTCTTTTTTGTGTATTTATGGTTTGAATTAAGGGGATTTTAAATATACGTTTTTGATATTACAAATATGGATATGCAAAAAAGTGAATATCTTATTTTTGATTTCCGAATTTCTCAGTTTTGTTTGCGGCATACAA